ATCAATATTATACAGCAACCAAAAATGTTCCTGCTGGAACAGATTCTTTAGATCCCAACTACTGGGCATTGGTCGCTAATCCTACTACCATTGGCGACGCCATGTCTACCAAGAACAAGGACCTTGCTATCAATGACGCATTGGTTATACAGGCCAATGCGGATGTTCCAACCAGTGGTTATGACGATGTGTCATTTTATATTTTGCCTACCAACCCCAACGAGCAACCAGGCGGTCGCGGTTTGTTTGCTGGCGATTCATCAGTTACAGCAGATGGTACACAGCCAGGCGAAGGAACATCGCCTGAAAATTATGGCTATGCCATAGGTTATTTACAAGGTGGCCCACTACCACCAAATGGTTTGCCAGTTACTCCGGGCGTATCATTTCCTCACAATCCAGTCACAGGCGACTACTGTCTACGGTTAGACTATTTTCCAAATCGTTTATTTAGATTCAGTGGCACCATGTGGGTAAAAGTACAGGATGATTTGCACACACCATTGGATTGGGGCCTAGATAATCTTACCCAGCGCAGCTCGTTTGTTAATAATCCATATACAGTTGGTACCAGCGATCAAGGTAATATCCCAAGTCGTCAAAGTCTTAGCCAGTTACTCAAACCTTTGGCAGACAATGGCAATGACGGCGGTAACAAACCACCTAAACCAAGACCTCCAGGAAGATAACCATGGCACAGCAATTCTTTTATGACCAACAAATACGCCGCTATCTAATACAGTTTGCTCGTATGTTTTCAGGATTCAGTGTTGAGTTTGGACGCAATGAATCAGGGGTAGCAGGGTCGGGAGATACACTATATCGTGTGCCTGTACGCTATGGCGATGCTTCGCGCCAAGCACAGACAATACTTCAAGAAAATTCAGCTAACAATATGCCAGCTACTCCAATAATGACATTCTACATTACTGGTTTAGACTTTGATCGCCCGCGTATGCAGAATCCAAACTTTGTTAGTACAGTTAATGTACGTCAACGCACCTATGATGAGAACACAGGCACTTATGAACAAACACAAGGCAACGCTTTTACTATTGATCGCTATATGCCTGCTCCTTACAAATTATCTATTAATTTAGATATTTGGACGTCAAACACCAATCAAAAGTTTCAAATATTAGAACAGATACTGCCTTTGTTTAATCCTGCGTTAGAAATACAGTCAACAGATAACTTTTTAGATTGGACCAGTTTGTCAATGGTTGAATTGGTCTCAACTGGTTTTAGTTCACGTCAAATTCCTATTGGAACAGAAGATCCTATTGACATTGCCACTATTAAATTTACACTTCCTGTATGGTTGAGTTTGCCTGCCAAAGTCAAGAAGTTAGGTGTTGTTGAACAAATTATTGCGTCAGTATTTGATGGCGCAGGAGATATGGTCAACGCTATTCGCAACAATGATTTATTATTAGGAACACGTCAGTACATTACTCCATTTGGTTATCAAACAGTTTTAATTGGCAACAAATTACAAATTTTAGCACAGTCAGCTCGTGTAGATGAGCAAAATTATCAACTGCCGCCACCTGACATTGACGCAGAAAGTAATTTGTTGTGGACTCCTATTGTTGGTTTGTATGGCACACTACGTCCTGGAATTAGTATGGTAGCATTAACTCAAGAAGACGGCAGTCAAGTATATGGTACTGTAGCATTTGATCCAACTGACGATCGCTTTTTGCTGTTTACACCCATTGAAGAATCGGTGCCTAGTAATACCCTAGCTCCGATTAATTCAGTTATTAATCCGTTGGTATCGGGGCCAGGCTATGGTTTACCAGCGGCACAAGCAGGCCAACGTTATTTACTAACAGAGGCCACAGGCAGTGACAGCGGTTATGCCGCTGCCTGGGCAGGCACTATGGATCAAATCCTAATCGCTCGCCCAAATGATATCATTGAATACGATGGATCACGCTGGTTGATTTCTTTTGATAGCGCATCGAGTCAAGTAAATACTCAATATGTTACTAATCTTACAACAGAAATCCAATATAAATGGATTGGCGAAGGGTGGGTCAAATCCTATCAAGGTCTCTATCCAGGTGGCCAATGGGCTCTAATCATCTAAAACAAGTTAGTGCTGTAGGCATTTGGTTTTATTCACAACAGTCCAACCGTTATCTTTATCTGATGCGCAATGATCCTAAGCATCCAAATTCTTGGGGCTTGCCTGGCGGCAAAATGGAAAAGGGCGAGTCAATGATGGCCGCTATGATCCGCGAGTGTGAAGAAGAATTAGGCGCTTGGCCTGAGTATGTTAAGCTAATGCCGCTGGAAAAGTTTACTTCGCCCGATGGCGTTTTTGCTTACCATACTTTTTTCTGTGTAGTTGCTAATGAGTTTGTGCCTACGCTGAATGAGGAACACGCAGGCTATGCTTGGATTGATTCAGGTACTAATCCTAAACCTATGCATCCCGGCCTATGGTCAACAATAAATTTTGATGCTGTGCGTCAAAAAATTGCTACTATACAACAGCTTTATACGTCGCAATAGCTGATAAATTCGTTGTAGGTATAGACACGAGTGTTTGGACAGGTCAACCACGCATCTGGAATATTTTCTTTTGGACCAACAAAAGTAAATCTGACTTCTGAATAAGCAGTCATTAATCCTGTAATTTCATCAATCCATTCGGATCGTCCTGTTTCTGTATCTTTACAATAACCTATTAAATAAATTTCTTTGTGCCCATCGAATGCGGCAAGATAGATGGGCAATGCGGTAGTTGACAAATAAGGAGCCTGTGGAATTAAATAAAATTCGCCAGGGTGGGCAATACAATTACGAGCGGTGGTATAAACAATATTATTTTCCACATATTTGTTTTCTATCAAAGGCGCTAAATTTTCATAAACCGTGTCTACAGCAAAATCAAGGCGCATTTCTTGAGCTAATAGTGCCACTCCATAAGTTTGTAACTTCAATGATCCTAGTAATCCGCCGCGATGTGTTTGAAGAACGCGATGATCAAACAATTCTGTGTGCATTTGTCCGCCAATACAAGCAGCTCCACCAGTCAAGTGTTGATTGTAAATAGGATTAGCTACCCACTCACGTGTTTGTTGTTTTTTACCGTTAGTCCACAGTGAGTTAGTAACAACAAATTCGCCAGGATAGTCTTGACGGTACCGCGCTTGCATTTTAAATACGTCCTACAGCTACTTCAATAACACCAACTACTGTGGAATCATAATCCTCAAGGGCTTTGCCAATAATACAACCTGGTTCGTATTTAGACATATCTAATCGAGTGGCAACTCCAGGTACATCCGATGATACTAATCTATCACCTTTGCGGATTGTGCCTATTACTTGGCAAGGAACACGTCCTACTAGAGCAACTTCAACTGCGTTATCGCAATCAGCCATGGAGTTCATCAAGTAAGCTGGATCTGTAGAAATAATACCAGCTGTGGTCACGCTGTGACTTTGAGTAGTTTGTGTAACTTCAGCTGTGCCACCAAATTCAACTACTGTGCCGGGTACGTAGTCGGCATCAGCACAGTACATCTCAGCCAAGTCGGCGTAGAGTGCTGTGGTTGCCTGAGCAAATACCTTGCTAAATGGGAACGAAGCGGAACCAATATTGCCAGTGAGACTTCCGTTGGATATGACGTTACCGACAGTAATGTTACCAGCAGCCACAGATAAGTTACCGCTAATAATATTACCAGACATACTGACAGTAGTACCTAAATGGCTTACGCCATACACATTACCGGCGGTACTAATGAAACCAGTACCACTAGCTGTCAAATTACCACCAGTAATTGTTCCTGTGGCTGTATGTGTAGCCGATGTTACTGTACCTGAAGCGGTTACGCTTGCTGCGGTTACGGCTCCGCTTGTGCTAATGTAACCCGAGCCGGCGGCCAAGTTACCGCCAGTAATTGTGCCTGTGGCGACCACTGTGCCTGAGGTACTAATGTTGCCACCGTAAACATTACCTGCCGCGCTAAAATAATTAGCTGCTGTGCTTAACAATACGTTTCCACTGGTACTTATATTTCCTGTAGCCAATATATTGCCACCGGTGGTCAAATTACCGCCTGTGATAGTGCCTATAGCTGTGGCAGTTGCCATTGATACTGTGCCTGTAGTGGTTATTGTACCATTGACAGACAACGCCGTTAATTGACCAAGCGAGGTAATATTAGTTTGAGCTGCGCCGGTAACACTTGCAGCTGTGCCCGTTGTGCTTACACTCAATGTACCTGTGATATTAGCACCCGGAATACTGGTTAAACCAGCGCCACTTCCTGTAAACTGTCCGGCTGTTTGAATAGTGCCAACAACACTGACATTACCTGCTGTAATATTAGCAGTAGCATTAACATTTCCGCCTGTAGTTAAATTGCCACCAGTAATAGTGCCAGTTGCTGTAGCAGTTGCCATAGCAATCGTGCCCGATGTGGATATTGTACCAGAACTGGATACAGAGGTTAGTAGACCAACTGATGTAATATTTGGTTGTGCAGCGGTGGTAACTGTGGCCGCGGTTGTTGCGGTAGTAGCCGATGCTACAGTTCCTGTAACATTAGTACCAACTAAACTAGTTAATCCTGCGCCATTACCTACAAATGTGTTGCCATAGATATTGCCTACGGCACTGACACCAACTCCTGTTGACCAAACGTTGGCCACAGACGCATAGGTCCATTGTACCAAAGTTGCCGAGCCTGTGTTACCAGCAGTAATACCTGCGCCATTAATGCCGCTTAATGTTGTTTGATTATTGGCAAATTCAAATGTTAAATCGTTTGTAGTTACTGTAGTAGAGTTAGTAAATGTTACATTGCCACTAACACTGAGATTGCCCTGAATAAGGACGTTGCCCGTGGCAGTAATAGTAGCGGCGGTAACTGCGCCAGTAGCACTTACAGCGCCACCAGTTAAAATATTACCAGCAGTAACGTTACCGGTATCTGCTGTAACTCCAACCACACTCAAATTACCAGCAATAATGTTACCCGATACTGATAAAGAACTTAATGTACCTACTGAGGTAACATTTGGTTGTGCGGCTGTTGCTAATGTGCCTGTTAATAATGTGCCACTTAGATTACCGCCAGTAATATTACCAACAGCGACGACTACACCGCTTGTGCTGACATTGCCTGAGTACACATTGCCAGTGGTTGTAATAGAGCCAGAACTTGATACAGCACTTAATAAACCAACTGATGTAATATTTGGCTGGGCCGCGGTTGTTACAGTGGCCGCTGTGCCTATAGCTGATACTGCCGCACTGGCTGTACCAGTCAATGATCCTACAAAAGCTGTAGCGTAAACAGATCCGGTTCCAGATACATAATTGGCACCATAGGCCAGGTTGCCGCCGGTAATAGTTCCAGTTACTGTTAAGTTAGGTAATGTGCCAATACTGGTAGCAGTGACTCCGGTAAGCTGACTACCGTTACCAATAAAATAACTTGAAGAATTTACAATAATATTGCCTGTAGCAGATACATTACCTGCGTAGACGTTGCCAGTGGTTGTAATAGTGCCAGAACTGGATACAGAGGTTAGTAGACCAACTGATGTAATATTTGGTTGTGCGGCTGTGGTAACTGTGGCCGCTGTTGTCGCACTACTGACTGCACCGCTTACATTACTGCCTTGAATATTTGATAGATTGCCAGCTTCGCCTACAAAATGGCCAGCAGTGGTGGAGCCAGTCACGCTAAGACTTGTTAATGTGCCAACGCTTGTTATATTTGGTTGAGCCCCGGTAGTCAACACCACAGCCGCTGTAACATAGTTACTTGGATTACTCGATGGATATGGAGTATAGCCCAATGCTGTTGTTACATTACTGCTGGTCAATCCTGTTACGTATTGTGCTGTTGAAGCCAATGGAACTGTGCCAGTTACGTTAGCGCCAGTTAAACTGGTTAATGCCGCACCATTGCCAATAAAAACATTGCCTTGAATGTTGCCTGTAGCTGACACTAGACCGGCAGTAAAAATATTGTTACCTGTAATATTACCAACCACTTGCATGTTACCAGTTGTGCTGGATGTACCAGATGGATTAGCAGTGACTACAGAATTACCACCAACAGCAATACCTGTTCCAGATACAGCTAGTGTTGTATTACCGATATAGATTGTGTTGCCAGCAACATATAACGCTGACCATAAATGTGTGGCATTACCTAATGAGTAAGTTACGTTAGCACTAGGAATAATATTGCCGGCCCAGCCTGCCTCACCGTAGGCTACCGCATTGGCATTGGCATAGCCACTACCAGTGGCGATACCGGTTAACTGACTGCCGTTACCAATAAAGAAACTGCCTGAACCTGCTGTAATATTGCCGGTAGCTGAAACAGTACCTACTGAAAGTAGGTTATTCGCAGTAATATTACCAGAATTAACAATTCCGCTGTTGGTTAAATCTAAAAAATCGCCTGAAGCCAGCTCTTGTATTTGATTTGCTGTTGCGTTTGCGATTAATGGAAATCTATTTGTCATCTCTTTGTCCTAATGTAATATTTAGCTTGAAACCGGCATATCGATATTGCCCGATCTTGCCAGCACTATTACATAGCCTGCTACGATTGTGGCGTCTATTATACCCGAAGATCTGGTTAAAATTAATAAATTGCCCCCAATTACTGTGCCTGTTGAGGATATTCCTGTAAGTTGGCTACCGTTACCGTATAGATAACCAGCACTAATATTACCAGTAGTAGATACTACATTGCCAGCGGCGCTGGCTACTTCAATACCTGTATCTGTAAACACTACTGTATTAGCTGTACCAGCTATAGTAACAGCAACATTGCCATTAGCGTAGGCAGTTACATTAGTATTGCCATTGTTAATATTAGCAACACTAGTAATGATACCAGTTAATAATGAACCATTACCAAAGAAGTAGTCGCCTGTGATATTGCCAGTGACACTTAAATTACCATCTACTTGAACATTAGCAGTAAACTCTGCCGTAGCATCGTTGTAGATAGTAAGGGCCGAGTTAGTACTAGTTGATCCGTCTGGAGTAACTCTAAATACTAACTTACCAGGACTACTAGTCTCACTAACTGTACCATTATCATCTACCTGAATTACAATTCCGGCAAACTCTTTGTAGTCTACACCAGCAAAGCCTAGGGTAGCTAGTTGGAACAAGGTTTGTCCGTTGACTACATCTACATTTGCAGTAGGATCATCACTGTTGTTTAATGCTGTAGCAATAATTGGTTGAACTGAAGTTGAACTGCGAGTTAATAAAGTTTGAGCGATGTGTCCAGTGCCAATATCATTAACAACTAACTGAGCATCATACGAGGTCCCACTAACTGTAATACTATTAACGTAATCAGGGTTAGTACTCAATGTAAGATTACCAAGAGCAGTAATATTACCAACAAGATTAATATCATTATTAGTTAA